AGAAATCAAATTTGTGGATGATGTGCTGTATATGAATGACGGAGATTTTCAGGAATCTTGCTCTGCCATTCTGGAGACTTATGATGGAGACTTTATTTTAATCCATTATAGTTTAGGTGAATGGAAAACTATCGCCACATATGATATGAAAACTGAAACTGTTATATAGGTTTTAATTTACAGTTATTGAAGTGATGTCTGGTAACATTGTTTTATCTTCATCAGAAAATAAAATTGGGGTATAAATATCTTTGCTGGTCATAATGGTTTCCATTGTTGAATGATTAGAATATGCGGATGGTTGGACATCGTGGCATATATCTATTTATAAGAATTAAAAACTCTAAGGAAGGAAAAAAATGAAAGTAAAGAAGATTCTTAAAGAAATGTACTCCGCATGTATTATAGGAGATACCGCCAGAGAAAAGATACTCTGGTTAAAGGCAATAAAGAAATCCTTAAAACACAAGAAAACACAATCTATCCGATAGGAGAAACTATGATTACCCTTGATCAACTAAAGAAGATTTGCCCAAACAATAAACAACCTGAAGCGTTACTTGAAGTTCTAAACAAAGTATTGCCTGAATATGAAATCAATACTCGTAAAAGGGTTGCTGCATTCTTAGCTCAAACTAGCCATGAGTCTGCTCAGTTCACAGCATTAAAAGAGAACTTGAACTATTCTGCTGCTGGTCTTTGTTCAGTATGGCCAAAGAGATTTACTGCTGCAACATCTGCACCTTACCACAGAAACCCAGAAAAGATTGCTAACAAAGTATATTGTGATAGAATGGGTAATGGTTCTGAAGCATCTGGTGATGGTTTTAAATTCCGTGGTCGGGGTTGTATTCAAACTACCGGCAAATCTAACTACCAAGCATTTGCAAAAGATTGCGGTAAAACATTAGATGAAACTGTTGCATTCTGTGAAACATTGGAAGGTGCTGTTGCTTCTGGTGCATTCTTCTGGAAGAGCAACAAACTAAACCAATTCTGTGATTCGGGTGACTTTGTAACATTAACTAAGCGCATTAACGGTGGTACTGTTGGTTTGAAAGATAGACAACATCATTACGATATTGCTTTAGGTCTTATTGATGAAGATGTATTCTCTAAACCTGTACCAGTTGCTGTTGTTGCTCCAGTTGTAGCTGCTGCTATTATTGCTCCTATTGTCCATGAAGAAGTTGAAATCCTTGATGAACACGCTGTTGAGAAAGACGATGACTTTCTAGATTCTATTGGCAACTTCTTTTCGAGCTTATTCTAATGAAGAAACTATTAATAGTTCTACTGTTTGCAACCTTATCTGGTTGTGCAATGCTTGATGCTTATAATATGGCCAAGTTTGATTCTAATGAGTATCAATTAGTTGCTAAGGTTAGAACGATTGCTGAAGTAACAAAAGCAGATTGTTCTGATGCTTCTCTTATGAAAGGTAATGCTAATACATTATTGATTGCCGCAACTGAGTTCAAGAACTTCACTGCAAATATTATTCACAACGAAGAATCTCTTGGTATGGCAAAGAACCTTCTTTTAGAAGTTAAGGGTTTACAAGAACGATATAAGAAAGAAGTCGTTTCTGAATACTACTGTACAACTAAAATGACTATCATCGAACAATCTGCTACAACTGTTCAAACTGCTTTAGGAGCTAAACCAAGATGAATGAGATTTTAAACAAATTGAACGGTTATGATGCAAAAGAAAGTGTAGAGTTACAATTGATTGCTAATACAGTTCTTGATATCACTAAACTATATGAAGAACAGAAAATCTCTCAATCTGAGTATCAAGAACTGTTGGGTGATATTCAATTGGAAAGTGCTATCACTTCTGATGCTTCTGCTTTGAATGCTAAAGCACAGTTGAAGTTGATTATCGATACTGCTATTACTATTGCCGCAACAGCTGCTAAAGCTGTGTAGGTTATGAAAAAACTCTTATCTCCGTGGTTAGCATTACTAACACTATCCCTAATCATTGGGATAAGAGTTTTTGACCCAACCTTTGTAGAGAGTATCAGATTAAGATATTTTGATACTCTTCTAACACAAGACATACAACATTCGGACATAGTAGTGGTGAACATCGATGATGAAACGATTTCTCAAAAAGGTCAATGGCCATTTCCACGAAATGAGTATGGTTCAATTATTAAAGAACTTTATGGCCATGGCGCTGGTCTTGTTTTATTTAATGTATTTCTTCCAGATAATGACAGATTCGGACACGACAGTAGTTTTGCTACAACACTAACTGAATATCCTGTTGTTCTGCCTCAAGCAGCAACTAATGATGCAATCAATAAAACTTTTGAACCCTTTAGACCAGGTGTATCGGTAATTGGTACAGGTGATGTGGGAATCTCTTATGAAAACATCCAACCTAATATTCAAGCACTCAATGATACTGCCACTGGTGTTGGTGTTGTTAATACACTCCCCGAAATTGATGGCGTTACCCGTAGAGTTCCGATGGTGGTCTCTTCCTATGGATTATTGTACCCTAGTATCAGTTTGGAGACATTGCGAGTTGCTTCCGGAGACAAATCTTTCCAAGTCAAAGTTAACGATGGATCAATTGAAGCAGTCAGGATACCAAAGTTTGGAAAGATACAGACAGACAGTATCGGTAGGATATGGGTTAAACCAGCAACATTTACAGAATACTCCTCCAGCCACCTTCCAAAATCCTTTAATTCCAGTATCGTCATTGTTGGACTTACTGCCCGTGGTCTTAACAACCCAGTCAGTACTGCTAACGGTGCTGTCTTTCCACATAATCTTCAAGCATCAATACTAAATACACTAGTAACCGGTACCAATATTTCAAGACCTGATTGGAGTACTGGTGCAGAAATATTGGCTGTAGTAGTATTAATTATTAGTATGATAATATTTTCTAGGGACATTAACTAATGGAATCAGTATTAACTATAATATTTATTGGTATATTCCTTGTTGGAGTATTTACCTACTCACTAATATATTTATTATTTTTAGTATACTTTAAACTGAAGGATCTGATTGTTTCGATAATTTGCAATTGTCAAAATGCCAACGCTTCATCATAGAAATACCACCAACCTTATTACAATGTGGACACTCAGCTTTAATTTGTGACACACACTTCAACGCAATACTTAAGTTATTACGATGTGTATCTGACACAACTCTTCCTTTTGCTGATAATGATAATTTTGATCGTGTTTCGTCTGAAACTGGCTCCCTAAGTTTCCATGCAGCACATAATTTATCTTTTGTTTCTTCCGAAGAATATTTGCCTTTATTATGTGGTATCTTGCCTTTTGCTGATAATGATAATTTTGATCGTGTTTCGTCTGAAACTGGTCCCCTAAGTTTCTGTGCAACGGACATTTTAGACTTTGTCTCTTCTGTGTGCGAATGTAATACAAATTTATTTCCATTATGGTAACATCGTTTATTTAATATCAACGGATTACCCCATTCCTCATAAATCATCTGTTGTTCAAAATCATAAGCATCTTCGCCATTAGCAAACTCAGCTAATATTACCCAAGTGAATTTATCAAACACAGGCTTTACAATCTTGGACGACGTTTTATATATTGGTAAATCTAAATGTGATGGTATTTTGTTTGCTGATCGGTATCCGATATAGAATTCCCCTGTCAATGGATTTTCTACTTTATAGGTGTATGGTGAAACCTTTTCTGATGTATATATACTCATGCTGATGCTCCTTGAAAGTGTTAGAATAGGTGGAGATGACAGTCTCGTGACCTATAACTATTTATACAAATTGGAAACCCCATGAAACACTTAAGTTACATTCTACCGCTGATATTTTGTATTGTTATATGGTATGGTACAGAATACATATACTCAAATTATAATTTATTGATTGATGCGACATTCCCAATAGTTAGTATAATACTTACAGCATTACATGTCAACACAGTTAAGTTCCTAACAGAACTTAAAGCAAAGCTTCAGATAAAGAAACAGTTTGGCTCTTATGTATCACCAATCATGGTGGAGAAACTTCAGAAGAACCCTGAGCTGATTAAACTTGGTGGTGAACGAAAAGAACTATCAATTGTGATGACTGATTTACGAGGTTTCACTACACTTGGTGAATCATATGGTGATGATGTTGAAGGTCTTACTCAGATTATGAATGATTATATGACTGCCATATCTGAACCAGTATTGAAGAACGATGGTTGTATCATTAAGTTTATTGGTGATGCATCACTTCACGTACATAATGCACCCTTAGATGATGTAAACCATGCTAAGAATGCCGTTAAGACTGCACTAGAAATGATTGCTGCTGTTGATGGATTCAATGACACATTAGTAGCACAAGGTAAACCAAAGATTGGTATGGGTGCTGGTGTTAATACTGGACAAACCTTGATTGGTAATATAGGAAGTAAACACAGATTTGGTTATGATGTTCTAGGTGATAGTGTTAGTACAGCTGCAAGACTAGAAGGACAAACTAAATCATACGGTGTATTACTAATCATTGGTCCAGAAACAGCACGATTGGTTGAAGATGATTACTTTGTTATCAAACTTGATCTAATTGCAGTTAAAGGTAAGACAGTTGGACTAGACATCTACACAGTATTAGAACCTAAGAATTTGGTTCTAGCTAAAGAGATGCGAGATAATATACACAATAAAATGTTATTTCATTATAACAGACAAGAATGGAAATTTGCGGCACTTGAATGTAATGCTTTGAAAGGTTCGTTTGATGGTGAGTTGGATTACTATTATGAAATGATGATACAACGAATTGCTGAATATGAAC